TGTTCTGACATCGACTTGAAATCGCTGATGTCTCTGTTTTATTTGACCCATATACTTCTCCTTTCGTTTTAACATAACGGCGATGTTTTAATACGAATCATTCTCATTATCAACCTTAATTTTTACGGCTTTTTTAAACATCCAATTATGGTCGCTAAAGTCGTTGTATTTCGGACGCTTACGATCCAATTCAGTACGATAAACCTTTCCATTGGCGTCTATGCCCAGTTGTTTCTGCGTCCAAAAACGCTCGAAC